ATCTAAATTAATGTCACCATCTTGGTCTTTCATGAAATCACCTGCTGTGGTAAACTTCATGTCTCCCATCTTTTCGTTTGTGGTCTCTTCCTTGAGTTCCTCTTCGTAAACTCCACCACACATACCTTCCACCTCTTGAGGATAAAACCTGACATACTGAAAACTTTCTTCGGGGTATCCAAAACTGCAAACCCATCTTGTAAGATCAAAATCATTTTTCACCCATAGTTCATAACCTGTTCCGCCTACTGCTTCTTCTGGTAATGCACGAGGAAACCCGTATGCCCAACCTGCAGGGGTTGGATCAATCATTAATTTATATTTCTTTTCACTCATCTTTATCTAACTCTATTTCATCAATCATAATTCATCAGCCCACCGAATCTTTTTACCATAGTGCTCTTCAAACTGTTCTATGAGTGTATTATAAGGCAACAGCTCTTCAGTTGTCAAGTCCCAAAGGTAATCGCCGAGAGCATTCCAATCTTCTGTTCGCATTGGAGGTACACTGTATTCGTCCCAACCATCATACCCATGTTTGGTATCATCACGAATATCGATGCGTCCTGCGCTCCAACCTTCACCATGTTTCTTGATCCAATACGCGTTGATCGGACCCATCCAGTTTGTGCTATATGTGATCATTGATCATAAACCAAACAAATCCGAGAAGTAGTATTAACCAAAACAGCGTACCAAACTGCAGCACTAGTTGACTGACATACGCCATTTCTTCTCTTCCTCTGCTTCATACTCTTTACGATTGAATCCAATCTCAGTAAAAGAGCTTTTTACGATATGATCATCGGTCCATACATCATACGCACCGCCGTTGTCTTTACGCCATTGCGCCACTGCTTCTTCCAGCGTCACCTCGCGACAAGATGATATTACTTCATCAAGATGTTCCTGAGAGAACTCTCTGACGTCTTCACAAGTTACGCTATCCTTTGCATATTCTTCTGGAGTGCAAGGAAAGGAGCGAGTGCCATCTTTAAAATACATCTCTTCACCGATATCGTCAGGCACCTCCACTACATACCTCATCCGAAACATTGAGATAGTATCTACCATGACATATTTACTCATAAAGTTCCTCCACAGTGTGGACATTTAGGTTTCAATTCACTCAACAGATTACGGAGTTCCTTACACTCCCTGATCATATACTTAACATGATCCTTTCGACGATCTGTCTTTGCGCGATCAAGTTCTTTCTTGAGATCCTTCTTCATCTTAGTGAGTCGTTCTTCAAAGACTCCAGCAAACCCAGCAAACTTCTTTGTCATAGGTCCTCTACTCCTACGATCTCAAATCCTTTTGCTTCACACACCTGAATAATATGATCCAGACGTTCATACGTACATACCCAATCCCTGAGCATACCATTGACACGATAATGTACGACAACACTCATGCAATATACCTCAATAACGAAACAAATAACATGAAAGACATTACCGCATTGAGTAGAATCAACGCTCGGTCCTTCCATGCGAGCGAAACGATTAACCACATTCCAGTACCAATCCATGATAATACGACATCATAGATCCGAGGGACTTCTTCTACAGAACGACATGCTACTGCCATCAATACAATGATGGTTGCAATCCACTTGAGGTAGTAAACGTACCCTGTCGTTTTGATCAGAGTGATATCATCGTTGAGCTTTTTCACCACTTACGCCACTCACCAGTAATCAAAAGATAGCTGAGAGCAACACCAGTCACTCCCAGCACCAAGATCACATCAAGATAGTTTGCTGTGTAACCCATTACACTACCGCCTCGAGACCACCAGCTACAGGTGTACGAGCGTTATTCAGCTTCATCAACAAGTAGTTCAAGTTAGCGATCGATACTTTGATTGCATCAGTCTCAGCACGAGTTGCAATAGGATCCAACTCGGTATACATGCGATCCAAAGTGATCTGCATCTTCTTGACTTCTGTCATCATGTCCCAACGAGGGGTCTTAGAGGGGGCTACTGTATTCAACATCTTCATAATATATCTCCTTAAAGGGAATTCAATCCACGTGCGATAGTCTCAAATGTACGATATCTTTTACTAAAAGTCAACGGCGTTTTGTAAACAGTGAACGCATCCTTGTCACCTTCTGGATAGAACGCAACTAACTTCGTTCCGTTCTGATTGACGTAGTATACGTTCTGAGGGAAACCAGGTGTCGTCTCTTTCAGGATATCGATCTGCCAAGACTGTGTCTTTTTCATAATGTTCTCCTTCATTTGATGTAGCTATTATCCTACATTTGAAGAAAAAGAAAACAGGTCTGACGATTGTATTTTTCAATACATCCCTAGGTAAACTCAGCAAACTGACTTAGAGGACGAGCTGATACATCACGTTTACCGAAGTCTGAATTGTCGAATACAGGACCACTATCGACGATGTCTTCTTGAGCTGTTTGCTCGACATCAAAGAGACGCATCTTGTTACGATCGATACCTATAACGAACCGCTTGTGGTATGAAGGATCACCGTATCTGTTCTTTAACTGCTTAACCATAAGCTGGCCCAGCTGCTCAAGTTCTTCTGATGATATGAGAGCAAACATGAAGTCTGCTGTTGCAGGTAGTCCAAATGATTCTGATGTATCTTCCAGGCCAACGTCTGTGTTTGAGTAACCACTTCTCGTTGTTTGTGTTGCAGAGATAATAGGTACATCAAACTCGACTGCCAGACCGCGAAGCTCTTCAGCAATGGACTTGACAAGTGTGTATGAATTAACATTCGCTCCACTCCGTAGGCGAGACGACATGCAAATATTTAGATAGTCAATGAATATGACATCTGGCGTGAAGTTCTTTTTGAGGCGAAGCTCATTCAATAGATGACGGAAGTGATTCGCTCCTGCTGATGCAGTAGGATATTCCTTGATGATCAACTTACCTGGCGATTTAGACTTGACGCGGTCGACCTTCTTGTTATATGCATCTCGAGGAAGGACAGAAAGCTCATCAGTCGTCACATTCAATAGATTGGAGTCAATCCGCTCAGCAATTTTCTCCTCGGCCATCTCCATGGTTATATAAAGGACACTCTTTCCTTGAGAGAAGAATGAGGCAGCGGTATGACACATGAACAGAGTCTTACCGACACCTGTACCAGCAAGAGCAATGTTCAATGTCTTGTTTGGAATACCACCCTTTGTGATCTTGTTGAAGTACTCAAGATCAAACTCATGCTTTGCTTCCTTCTTGTGGTAGAAGTCGTAACGAGTATCAGCATCGTCAAGATAGCTGTGACCGATGTTTGAATCAAACGATACACCAAGTGCTTCTGTGAGTACTTGAGGTATTGATCCTTTCGTCTTATCGGTCTTGCCATCAAGGATTGCAATCGATTCCATGATCGCATTGTACACAGCTTTGTCTTGACAGAACTTCTCTGTCTCATCCAACAGCCATTGTTGATCGACGTCTATCTCTTTGAGACCATCAAGGAGGTCACTAGCGTCTTTGTACTGACTATCAGAAAGACGATCATTCTTATCAAGATCGATACTAAGAGCAGCCTTCGTAGGAGTCTTATTGTACTTGTCTACAAACGATACGATCGCCTCATAGACAGTCCTTTCGGATCCTTGGAAGTACTCGCCCTTTATGAATGGTAGTGTCTTTCGTGCGTAGTCTTCATCATATAGGAGGTTCGATAGAATCGAAAGCTCAATACTGGTCATTCATTAACCTTTGCTTTGCTGGCCACTCATACTTTCCGTTAATATAATAGCTGGGGTATGCTTTCTTATGATGCATGCTGATACGACCAGCACGGAAGAATTGCCAGAGCCCATCTGTATTCCTCTTCACTGGCATATCCAGATACACTTTGTTCCACTCACTAATACGAGCAACATATCCTTTCCCCACTTCTTGTCTCAACGTGTCATCGGACTGTGGTCCTTGTAGCAGTTGATCAAGCAATCTCTCAAACGAGTTGCTCTTCGTTCTCCAAACTTTCTTCATTTGTCTCTCCATCATTAATTGCACCATACGC